CCTTTAAATCCATCTTCCGAAGTTTCATTATGGTCACCTAGTAATATATCAGGATATCCCCATTTATCCTACCATTCCTTGATGAAGTGAAGGCTATCGTATGCCTTCCATCATTATTTACCCATTCGGTTATATCTAACTTATTATCTCCTGTAAGGTCAAAATCATCGCTCCATGGTCCGCCTAGCGCTGTTGTCCTGTCTGTCCCGTTTATGCTTATTGCAACTTCATTTGGATATGTGTCTTCAGCCATAGCCGGACCGATAGTCTTACTCCCGGAGTTTCCAGAGATAGAGCCGCCCCTTGAACCTGTACTTCCCCCTACTGCAACCCCTGTAGTGCCAGAGCTTCCAGAATCCAGGGCAGCTGAAGCACTGTCCGTTGTTGTGATATTTGTTATTGACCGCATTACAGGGATATATCCCGAAGGGCTTCCGGTAGTGATTGATACGCTATGCCTATGGGGTAGGTCTGGTTCTTCATAGCCTGTGTTCCCCGATACTGAATGGGTATGGTTTTCAGTAGAAGCATAGCCCCCGGACCAGGATATTGAAAGCCCGTGCGCTTGTGAGGTATCCTTCATATTACCATAGCTATGCCCATGAGAATCCCCTGCAAGGGTTCCGTCCGGGTGGGTATGGTCATCAAAGACATAGGAGGCTGCATTGTCATGGTAGTGGTCGTCAGCTGAATATTGGAGATACTTTGCCCCCTCTATCTCCAGGTATACTTTAGTTATTCCCTCCGAGGGGATTGTAAAGTTAACTGTCAGAGGGTATGAATCCCCTATGTTTCTATCTATCGGGATTGTGTCATGCTTCCTGTCATCTAGGTTTTGGTATCCAACCATACCATAGGTTGCCACATTTGCAAGGTCTGTCAAAAACTCTATTGTCCTGACCGATTGAATCTTGTCCCCTACTTCCAGGCTTGTCCTCTGCTCATCTATAAAATGGTAAACCCGGTTTATCCTCTCATAGCTCCAGTTTAATTCCCTTATATCCCAAAGATAGATTTGGTCACCAGGCTTGAGGTCTATATTCAGGATTGTATCAATTGCCCCTAGCTTCTCAACTGTCCCATACTCCTCAATTACTGTCTGGGCTTTCTGCTCCGCATCCGCTTCCTCCGTTATGGATAGGTCTATTGCCCGGGCTATCTTTGTTGAGTACCCGTTATCGGTCGTGGCATACCCTAGAAGCTCCTGCATCTGTCCGTCAGATTGCTTGACTTTGGCGCACTTCAGGATTATGGCATTAGCTTCAGGATATCTATTGTCATAAGATACAGGGAGGTGGTCGCCTAGCTGGTGCTGGGTTCCTGCCGTACTCTTCGGGTACATTCGATATATCTCTAGGGAGCTGTCATAAAACCCGGTCCATATCCCGTTAGAATCCCCTATATCCATAACTCTTTCCATTGTTGTTACAGGGGCTTCATTATAGCATGGTAGGCTTTCAATCTGATAATCCATATCTTGGCTGTAGGCTATCCTTAACCCGATAGTGTATACTGCCCCCGTCCCAAAATTGGGTAACTCGCCATAATGGAGCCTTGATATATCTGTGGCGCTCTTTTCATCGTCAGCAGCCCAAACCTTCTTAATCTTCCCATTAAAGTATCTCCCATCAGAGAAGCCCCTTCCGATATACCAGCTTCCATACATTGCAGTAGGGGGGGTTGCGCTATAATCTGTTATGTCCTCCTGGGTTCCGTTAACATAGAGCTTGCCCACTCCCTCACCCCATGTTATGGCGACATCGTATTCTTCCCCTTCTGTCACTGTGGTTGTTGATGTCAGCATTTTGCTTGGTCCGTATACCCAAGCCTCAATCTTATTGCTAGCATTTAACTGGAAGTGAACAAAGGTTCCGGAGCTAGGGGATAGGATAGCCCTTAATGTACCGGCACCCCCTTCTGGCGTTATGGTCGCTCCGAATGAGAATACAGTATTAGTTGCAAATGGGTCGGACACATAAGCGTATTGGGTAGAGCCGTCAAGGTCAATCCCCCCTCCGGTAACCCATGACGGGCTGCCTTCAATAGTTGCATTGTTAGCCCCCCCGCTCTTGTCATAGCCAATGCTCCCAACGCCTTCCTTAAAGTTAATATGCAGGCAGTCTGATATGTCGGATTCAGAGCATACATTAAAGCCTGCAGGGATAGTGCCGAGAACATTGTCGGAGGTGTCCTTGATTGTTATATCTCCTGTAGGAGGTACAATAACCGAAACAAATAGTATTGAATCATAATCGTTAGAGCAGGTAACTTCTGAAGTGCCATTGAGCGTAACTGTCTCATTCTTTGTAAAAACACTATATAACCCCATTATGGTTACTGTCATTGTATCTGCCGCATTGCTCGATACTACCTTAATCTTTCCCTGGGCTGACAGGTTTTGAGATAGTACGGTATCTGTGTACCCGCTTAATATCTCATGCCCGTACCTGTCTAGGAAAACCCTGTTTCCGGTATCCCCCCAACCAAACTTGACATCTTCGGAGTAGCCTATGATATTATAGTAATCCCCCGATTCCGAATGAGATGGGGAGGCAATATCAAGAACCCCGTTAAATATAAGGTCATTCCCATAGTATACGGTTATTGTGTTTTCCTTGTCTATAAAGTCTTTAAACTTCTGCCCGGTCCGGTCGTAGAGAATCATCGAAAGCTCATTAGCTTCCCTCTCCACTAGGGTTATTCTTGTACTTACGGAGTCATCTGATAGGTCTATCTCGTATGACTGCCCCTCATATATAGAGGTTAGGGTTACCTTCTTATTTTTTGGCATTGAATGGCTCGCTCCTTATATCATTAGCCCCTTTCTTCTCATTGCCATCTCCGGCTCCCGAAGAATCTGCTCGACTATTCTCTTAACTATGGATTCAGGCATGACTTCCTGGATATAATTATTGTTTACTACCTCCATGCTCCCCATACTTCCCCCTCCCATATTATGGAGGAACTGCGGGAGCTTTGAGCTAGGGATAGCCCACTCGGGTTCTTTTTCCGCAAACCAAGAGAGCGTAGGAGCCATGAACAAACCCCCTTCCGCCATGCTTGATGGGAGATAAACATCACTGGTAGCCCCTCCCCCGACTACCTCGACATTGACGGTTACAGGCACTTCAATCTCATAGTTGTTCTCATAGACTGGTTCCGGCTGTGTCTTGATATATCCTGAAAGCTCATTTATCGCATCGACTGTGGCGTCTATCCTAGCCTGTACGTTCTGAATCTCTACCTTTGCGTTTGTGGCTTCATCTTTTATGTCTGCTATTGTCTTGTTCGCCTCGTCCATCTTGCCCGCCATAGAATCCTTGTATTCATTTGCAGAGGTTAGGATTCCTATAAGATACTCTTTCGCTATCTCCTGCTCTTCTACAGATACCCCCATATTCTCCGACATGCTTTCAGCCATAGAGTGGATTAGGTTCTGTGTCTCAAGCTGGTCGCCCGCTATCTTGACCGATTCCCTCATCTGCTCTATCTGCTCATCGGTAAATCCTAGAGCTTTAAGCATATTCGTATCTAGCGCCTGGGCAAGGGATTCTGTAGCGAACTGAAGCCCGGTATCCTGCCCTATGTCGTATGAAGCGTTATAGAGCTGTTCCCCCTCATCATTAACATTTGCGGATTGGAGCTTTTCAAGATACTGAAGCGTCTGGCTTGAGAACTTCCCTGCAAACTCTACCTGAAGGGTTCCTAGCTCCTCCTCCAATTGGTCTTTTACCGCCTGAATAGCTTCCTCTTCCGCCTCTATCGTTAAGGTTAGCTCATACTCTTCCGCCTCTAGTGCCTGGAGCTGGGATTCATAGCTATTAAGGAGCCTGTTTAATTCGTCCTGTTCGTCCTTTGCAGCCTGTATCTGCCCGGCTACGCTAGAGAAAACCTTGTCTATGTAGGGGATTGATGTCCATGTACCTTTTACTTCATAGACGTCCTCTACAATCTCCTCTATATCCTGCTTTGGCTTCTCAAAGGTGTCCATAGGCATGCCGTAATCAGTGGTGGCATTATAGCCCTCATAATAGTTTAGGTCGCCCCATGTTTCCCCCTTCGAGGTATCTTTGGCGGTTGTTATAAGGTCATAGGCAAGATATCCTAGCCCCCCGATTATAGTGGCTCCCCCTAATCCCCCGAGGATAGCTGCAGGAACTGTTGAGGCTGCAAGCGGCGCCCCGGACAGGAGGGGGCTTAATATCCCCATCTTGACACCAAGGGTTGTAAGGGCTGGACCAAGTATCGCTATGGCTTTTGTTATTCCAGAGAAGAGTACCAGTAATTTGCCCCCCATGTACAGCACCGGTCCCATGGCTGCCACGATTCCTGCAAACCCTATAATAACGTCCTGGGCTACTGAAGGCAGCTCTGTGAAGCCCTCGACAAGCGACGTAACCTTTGGTATAAGGTCTGAAAGCCTTTGGGTTACCTTAAGAACTGCAGGGGCTAGCGCATCCCCTAGCTTCTGCATAAGCACTACTACCTGCTGTTTAGCCTGTGCCATTGCAAAACCTGTAGCGTTTACCCCTTCCGTCTGCTTAAGAAAAGCTGCAGTGAGCTCATCTGTTTCATCTCCCATCTCCCCTAGCTTGCTTGTAAAGGTGTCAGCCTGTGCGCCTGTGAGGGCTAGGATTGACTGGATAGCGGTGCTTCGTGCGAACAGCTCCCCAAGAGCCTGTTTTGTTCCGTCAGTCGTACCGACAAGAGCCTGGAGGGAGCCTATAAGCCCGAGGTTCGCAACCATGTCATCTGCAGTATTATAGCCTAACTCCTTGATTGTGGCAGAGAGCTGGTCAGTAGGCTTAATCAAGCCCATCATTATAGACTTTAATTGGGTTCCTACAATTGAAGTGTTACCTGTTACTCCAGTGAGAGTTGCAAAGGCTGCCGAAACTTCCTCTATGGATATGTTCATTGAGGCTGCAGAAGATATGACGTCCTGGAATGCTGGAGCCAATTCGCTCATGGTAGTCTGCCCGAGGCGAACAGTCTTGAACAGGAGGTTCATAATCTTGTTGGCAGTATCAACAGATATATCGCCATAACCTTTCATCGTGGAAGCCATAAGGCTTACGGCGTCCTTGACTTCCATGCTCCCTGCAACACTTGCTTTTGTAGCGAGCTCAAGATACTCCAGGGTGTCCGCAGTATCCCCTATTGCCGATATGACTTCATAGGTTCCTTCTGCTATTGCGGAGGTAGCTGTCCCATATTCTACTGCAAGCTCCTGGATAGAAGTTTTAAGGGCTTGGACTTTTTCAGTCTGCCCGGGTATAAGGGTTGCGATTCTAGCCATAGAGCTGTTGAAGTCAGTACTCATCTTTATGGCTGCCGCCCCTATCCCAACCAGGGGCATGGTTATCCCTGTTGTCATCGACTTTCCTATCGACGACATCTTTTTCCCGGACTTCTCAAGTTTAGATGAAAGAGAATCTATTTTGGTTGTAGCCTTATCGATTCCCTGTTCAAACTCTTTCATGTTCAGGGTGAGGGTTGCATTTAGGTTTCCGACTTCCAAGGTTTCGCCCCTTTCTGCTCATATACTATTGTACCCCCTAGCTCCTTGCATATATTCTTGCAAATATCGAACTGGTCTTGGGGTGTCTGCTCTTCCTTCTGCTTAAACTCCGAAGGCATAAAATCCTCCGGCTTGTATGGCATAGGTCTTTTCTTTGAATCCCTGTTGGTATTTGCCAATATGGAACATATAAGCCCTGTGCTATATTCTCTTTGCCTGTCAGCCCTATGTTTTCTTTCCACTAAAAAGTGGAATGAGCGGAGAGAGTAACCCCAAAACTGCTCCTCCTGCAGCCCAAGGTCGTATATCCCTACCGCCCAAAGGTCATTAAGCCCTATTTTGGCTTGGGACTTCCCTTTTTTTTATCAGCCCCATCATCTTCTGGAATATTGTATTTGAAAGCCTCGTTAATCTTCGCATAAACATAGTTTATGTTCCCTCTACCTATAAGCCCTTGAACCTGCTCCTCTGTCAGGTCTTTGTCCTCCCTTCTGAAAGCAAGCCACAGGAACTTTGAGATATTGGCGGGGGTGAGATTAAACGACTTGTTAAGTATGTCTACGCCCATCTCTGCCTCTACCTCTAGCATGAGCTTAAGGTCAAGAGTTATATGCCTAACCTTATCCATCTTAAGCTCTACAGGTACGACGGGTTGCCACTTTGTTACGTCATCAGCTTTCATTCTTTACTCCCCCTTATGCGGCTTTTCTGTAGAGGTGGAGGGTATATGTCACTGGAACCTTGTTTGTTTCAGTTACAACTACGTCCACATCGACAAATGCGTTGGCAGTCAGGGCAATAGAGCTTGAAGCCTCCCCGGAGGTTACTGTATTGCCATCGACTGTGATTGTCCCGGCTGAAGCGGTAGGCGTGACAGTAGTCGAGGCTGTAGCATTTGCAAACTCCACGACATATTCATAGACGTCATTCGCTGCATCAGGCGCTATGTCGACTGCATCAGCACAAGCGAAGAAAGGCGTTGTAAGCCCTGTGCTTGCGCTAACTGAAAAGGTCGGCTTTCCAGAGATTTTGAGGGTAGCTGTAAACCCTAGCTTTCCGTCATGGGGAGACGTTGTATTGAAGGCTGTAACTATAGCGCTGAATGAGAATGTAGAGCCTGTTGAGGCAGGGAAGGTCATTGTAAAGGTTGACGCAGTACCCGCTTCGTAGGCTGTGTTAAGGGCATACTGCCCATCGGTGTCTGCAGGGTAAAAGTTACCGTCAATGCTAACCTCCCCTCCATCTGCAAACCCTCCCACAAACTCCCTGAATCCGTCTGCAGAATCATGGCTTGAAACGTCTATCGTATCCCTTGAGCGGTTTGGTCCAGATATGTTCTGAAGCTCTGCGATTGCATTCCCGCTTATGGCGAGGGTTGTCCCCTTCGCCCACTTACCGTTTGGCATGTTTTATCACTCCTTGTACTTGTTGATACTAAAATTAATTGCTAGCTTGTGCCTGTCCTTCTCGTCCATTCCAAGGGGGATTGGACCAGAGGTCGTAGCATGGATATTTTGGTAGAAAACCCCCCCTATAAAGGTGTTTGTTATTCCGTCCAGCATATCCCTTATTGTCTTAATCTTTTCATAGGCGGTGTCGTAGCTTGTGTTCCTTACCTCAATATGAAGCCCCGGTCGCTCCTCTCCTGATGTCTCGGTAGGCTCCCCTTCATACTCGAAGCAGCATACTACGTTATCATAGGTGGATTCGGCAGAATCCGGCATGTGGGCATAAAAAAGGTCTGTTCCCTTTGTTCCTACCCCCTGGGTTTGGAGATATGTCGTTATGTCCTGGACCATGCCCATCAGATTCCCCCCTTTGAAAGATAGCTCATTATCCTTAACCCAAGGTTCCTCTTGAATATCGAGGAGTGCGCCTTAAGAGGGGATTCAAGAAACTTTGCCTGGGTTCCGGGCTTCGGGTGGTTATAGCTCATCTCCTCGTGCTGCCTGGTTGCATATACTTTCTTATACACAATGCAAACTGCAATCCTGTCCGGGAAAAAGAACGGTAGGGTTACATAGGCGGTATCCCTTAATGCTTCTGTTTTCCAGGGTGTAAGTTGGAATGACTGGTCAAGTACCGTATACCCCTCATCGGTGAGCGCCTGCGAGCATACCTGCTTGATTCCTTCCTTAACCTGCATAAGCATTGCAGCCATCTCTTTTGAGCCTGTCATGGTAAATGAGCATTGCATTATATCCCTCCCCCAAGGTAGATTGTCGTATGGTGGACCGCCCCCCTCATATCCCTCGCCTTTTTTACTGACAGGATTCTGGGGGTTGAGCCGTCCGGCATTGTTATCTTGTCGTCTGGGGTTATCGATATATCCCCCTCAAGGGTTATCCTCCCTTCTGGAAGTATCTCCGTATCGTTGACATTTACCTTTTGGCTAGTGATATCTGAATAGTACCCGCTATATGATACCCCGTCATTATACGTCTTGCTTCCTGAAGCCCCTCTGCCGCTCACTGTGGCTATTGAAAAGCTCTGGGATAGAAAACCCTTAAGCGTCAGTCAAATCCACTCCATAGCTGTCACGCTGGTCCAGAAGTAGCTCGTCCATATCCTTGTCAGCCCTTTCGACGTCTTCGGCGTCAGTGAAGGAAGCCAAGCCTCCCTGGGTGTCCGTGTACTTCTCTATAAGCATGTTGTACTGTGTCAAATAGGAGGTTTCCCCTGCATGCTCCCTAGTATAGCTGTAGTTGTCCAGCTTTTCCGACTTCATGTCAAGGTTGCCCTTTGAGGATTCAAAAAGGTGCAGTATCATCAGCACATGACAGATGTCATAGACTGTGGAAGAAAGCCCCGGATTGTCCAGGGCAAGGATTGCTGCAGCCTCGGTGCTGTATAGGGTAAACTCTGCTGAAGTCATATCCCCCGTATCGCCCACAGTATATGGGCTATATCTTGCGACCATTGCTTCAGATACCGTCATTTTTATTACCTCATTCGGCTGTTATGTATACCATAACAATATCTTCCTTGCTAGAGCCTGGAGCCTTGAAAGGGAATGCTGCAACTATGTCCGTATCGCCTAGCGCCTCTGCCGCAGTCTTAAAGGCTGAAACAGTCGCATAGGCTGCCACATTAACCGCCATCTAGATTACCCCCTTAAGCCTCCTCATACTCCAGGATAACGACTGCATGACCGGTTCCGGAGCTTGAGGCTGTTGCTGTTACTACAAGGTCAAGCCTTGTTCCAGCAGCTATTGCTGACTTACCTGTTTCAGGGCTTGTCGATACCTGACTGCCCAAATCCTCCCCTGCCGCCGTAAGCGTTCGCCCGAAGATTTTTACAGGAGTTTCGGCATTGTCATATATCTCAACCTTTGCGTCGTCAGTATCCTTTGCATAGGCTTCGGTTAGGAGGGTATGCATCTTCAGTGCGGTAATTGCCACAGGAGCGAAGAAAACCCCATAATAGGTGGCGCCTGTCCCGTCCGCAAGGTCTATTCCTGTTGTTGCCGCAGCAGTATTTGTCCCTATCCCAACTGAAAGAACAATAAACTTCGACTTGTGGGTGGAGATTAGGGTTGCATGAGAATCAAGCTCGGTGTCGATACTTGAAAACTCGCTTTGCATCTTCTTAAGAAGGGAGCCTGCATTCTTGCGAAGCTCATTAAGTGTTTTTGCTGTATATGTCATTTGATTCCCCCTGATGTTTTAAGGTGCTGGAGCAGCCCCTAAAAAAAGGAAAAATAAGGGGTTATGCCCCTTATATGCCGCTCCCATAGAGAACCCCGTAGGGTTTCTTCACTACTGCCTTGAACTCGCACCAGAACTGTAGGATAGTATCATGCGAATTATCCTCTTCATACTGCTTGAAGTGCAGCCCGAAGTTTGGAACCGTCTCGGTTACCTTCTGACCATTCCTGATAGTCTGATATCTGATGTTCGGGATTGAATACTTCTCATCGTTGAAGTAGTGAATCTCGGCAACCCTCTGGGAGGGTGTTGCGTCTATCCCGAGAACATAGCTGTGGTCCAGTCCGGAGTAAAGCTTATGAACCCTTGTGTCAGTGATTGGGATATATGCTTCATCTCCCTTGACTTCGGGCAGTCCGTAGGCTCTTGTAGCCTTAAGGTCTGAAACGTCCACAGAGGTCAGGTAGTCCTTGAGCTCATACCAATTTGTCTTTTCAACAAAAAGGTCTGTCAGCCTGAAGGGGTATCCCTCCCTGTCCATATCCTCCGCCAGGTTCATGATGTCCTGAACAGGGGTTGCTCCTGTCTCACTCCATGCCGTACCTACAGAAAACTTTGTGAAAGAGGTTGTAGCCCCTGCACAGATGTCCGTCTGGATAGTGTCGTTGATATAGTTTGCAAGCCAGTAACCTGCTGTCTCGTATGCATCAAGAAGCTCTGAAGCCCCTCCTGTCCGTCTTACGACTTCCCTTGGCAGCCTCATCGAGAAACCGCTAGAGTTGGTGAGTGCGCTTGTGTAGCTCTTCCTTGAGCGGTCAATCTCCGGGAAAAGGGCACCGTCAGTGAACGGAGCGGGCTTCTGCTTCTTTGTATCTGAAGCCTTGCCTGAAGAATCATAGGCGTACATGAAAGAATTTGATTCCTCCTGCACTCCCGGGAACAGCTTGTTCCAAACAAGAAGCGGCTCCGCTATCTCGTAGGCAGTAGGTATGGCGACATCAGCCCGAAGGTACTTGTCATTTGTTCCGCTAACCATTTAAATCACGCTCCTGTAACTGCAATGAGCAGCCCTGTGATACCGACTAGGCATGAATAGGTATCTCCATCTGTACCTGCAGGCACATAGTGGAATGGTATGATTCCCACTCCTCCCGAAGCCGCAGAATCAAGCTGGAGCCCACCGCTAGCATACCCTGAAGTGATGTTGAACTTAAGGGTTGTTCCTGTTCCGGGGGTTGTGGCGTTAGAGCCGTCACACATGACCGTAGCCTTCTCTATCTTTGTTATTCCGCCCATAATCTCGACATTGGCTGTCCTGTAGTAACCCCCTGCAAGTCTTTCCGCCAGGGTATCTGCAGCAGCATCTGTGAGGGGCTGCTTCTGGAGTTTCGGGGTTGAGACAATCTTGCCGATAACAAAGGTTTCCCCATTGACCGCCTTCTCAACAAGGGGCACTCCCTTGCATGCGGAGAATGTTGCGGCTGTATCATTTGAGATTGCGACATAATCCCCTTCCTCTAGCTCTGAAGCCCATGTCGTCCCATACTTGTATGTACCATCGGGGGCATAGGTCTTTGAGCTCACAGTGGGCGCGCCCTCGTCAAGAATACAAGTGACGCGAAGCCCTCCTGCATAGTTTCCTGCAAATGTGCTAGTAGCATCTGTCATTAGTTAACCCTCCCTGCTTTTCTCTTAAGCTCGTTTCTGATTGAATCGGCTTCGTCCTTGTCCTTGTTTGAGAACTCTTCGCCTTCCTCATCAGACGCGGCTTTCCGTGCATCAAGGATTTTGTTAAGCAGCTCTCTCGGATTCTCGTCATAGAGCTTCCTGATTCCTGCTGCCTTTTCATCTGTATCGATAAGCCCGGGTGAGACGTACTTGTTCTTAAACTCCTCATAGGCTCTGTCAGCTTCCTTCTGCTTGAAAGCCTCAACCTCTCCCTTGAGCTTCTCAATCTCGGCGTTCAGCGTCTTTTCCTTATTCTCAAAGGATTCTGCTTCGCCCTTAAGCGTCTCGATAGTCTTGTTCGCTATCTCGAGCTTTTCTGAAAGGTCGTTATCCATTGTTTTACTCTCCTGTTCTTTGCCTGAATCTGCATCTCCGCCCCGGAGCTTGTTGACAATCTCCTGTAGAGTTTTTAGGATAGGCATTAATTCTTTTTCGGATTCCTCCTTGTTCATAATCATACTCCCCCTGTCAACAGGCATGTTGTTGGCGTCCTCCTCGAATAGGAGGATATGGTTCGGCACTACCGGACCGACCAGCCTGCTGTCTTTTACCTTGGACCAGAATCCGGTTGAAAGGCTTAACCTTCCCTCCCTTATCAGGCTCTTGACTTCCTCGTCCTCTACAACAAGTTTGCTGTTTAGGCGAGGGTGTCCGGTCTTTGTAAGGTTCGGGTTGGTAGCCCTCCCGACAATCCTGCCCTGAATCTTCTTAAGCTCCTCTTCTTGAGCTTCCTCAAATCCTTTTAGGCTTGGGTGGGGCATTCCTTTTGGAACATAAACAAGGGGTATCCCCTCCCACTGGTCCACGCTCGGCTCAAAGGCTTCATCTGCATAGTATATCCCATTATGGTAGCTCCTGTTGAGCACCTGAAGGATAGAGTCATGGGCTTCTATTTTATTCGATATTCCTGTAAATTCAATAAGCTCGTCCTGCACTAGGCATAACCTCCTGTCTGTAGCTCATATATTATTTGGTCAATATCCTTGACTACCGGCACAATATCGCATCTGCATCGGGGGTGGACCGGTATCTCCATCGGCAACGAGTCAATATAGTAGATATTGCCGCTAAATTGTGCGCAGATATCGCATGGGTCGTGGGTGTACCACTTAACCCGCTGAACTCCCTGAAGGAACATTCTTTGTTTCTTTGCCAGGTGATAAACCCTTTTCCCTTCCGTCCTTGCGACCATCTCCGCATGGTTCCTCATTGCATCGAAGTAAGATGAAAGGTCATCTGCAAGGGTTCCTGCAGGGTAGTTGCCAAGCCCCGACTGGACACCATAAGCCTGACCGGTATTTAC